TTCTCGGAATTTCTCGAAGGAGAACTTCATTTGAGGCTGAATAGCAAGACAGCCATCCGTCCTGTTTCTCATGGTATAGAATTTGTTGGTTATAGAATACACCCATCAAATGTAAGGCTCAGGAAAAGCACAAGCCTCAGAATGAAAAGACATTTGAAGACGGTACAGGAGTTGTACCGGGAATATAAAATAGACTTAAACAGAGCGCACTCTACGCTAATGAGCTACAAGGCATTGATGGAACATTGCGACTGCAGAGCATTGGAGCAGAAAATATTTGAGGAGTTTGTCCTTACTCACAATCCGAAGGAGGTAATATTAGACAATGGATGAAGACAGCATATTGGAATTGCTCGACATATATCAAGAAATGGTCGAAAAGCAAGATGAAATCATCTACCGGCTTGGGAAAATCGTGGCCAGACAGGCTACGGACTTGCAACTCTTAAAAAATGACAGAGAGTTTTCGGATGAAAAGCTGGAACAAGATATAGCCATAGCTGATGAAGTGATTGAGCAATACAATGATATGAAAAGCGAATTAGAGCCGTAAGGCTCTTTTTTAATGCATTTTTTGAGAGGAGGTGAGTAGGATGGAAGATTTCTGGAGCAGACATGAACAGGAGCAGTATGCAAAGCGAATGGATGATGAACACCGTCGCCAGAACCATAGGCTTGAAGAACTGGAAAAAGCACTTGAACAGAACAATAAGCTGCTTATTTCTGTTGAGAAGCTGGCTCTGAATATGGAAAATATGCAGAAAGAGCAGAAAGAACAGGGAGAACGCTTGGAGAAACTGGAAGGCAGAGATGGAGAAATGTGGCGCAAAGTCGTTGGATATGTCATTACTGCTGTTGTAGGCATTGTTGTAGGATTTATTTTTACACAGATTGGAATGTAGGAGGCGAAAGCGATATGAAAATACGCATCAGGAAACCTCATCCCATTAAGAAACTGAAAGAATTTTTTAGTAAGATAGGCACCCTTAATCTGATTTTGATTATAGTGGGTGCCTTTTTTGTATGGTTCAACTTTCAGATGTTGGATATTTATCGGCAATATGCCGCTATTCCGGAAACTTATGCGTGTGCGGTTATAGCCGCCACAATCGGAGAATGTGGCATTTGTGGGTGGATAAGAACCAATAAGGACAGAAAGCGAGAACGCAAATGGGAAAAGGAAGACCAAAAAGAAAACAAAATAAGCGAAAGCGAGGATAAGAACTGTGAATGAAATTATTTTTGAAGTTGTGAAAATCTTTGTGATGGTGGCGGTGCTTGTGATTACAAGATACTTGGTGCCATGGATTAAACAGAAAATCGGAGCTGATAAGTTGGCTGAGATTGAGAACTGGGCGAAGCAGGCTGTCCTTATGGTTCAGCAGGTTTATAAGGACTGGGCCGGCGAGGATAAGAAAGCCTATGTAACGAAGTTTCTGAAAGAACTGTTGATGGCAAAGAATATTTCTATTTCAGATGAACAGCTGGACATTCTGATTGAAGCAGCGGTTAAGCAGATGAAGATCCAGGAGAAAGCTGCAGTTGCTAATGAAACAGACAAAATCAATGAGTAAAAGGGCGCACAACAGCGCCTTTTTATATAAAAAATTTTTATATCAAGGAGGATGATAACATGAAAACAAGACAGGCAATCGTAGAGTTGGCACAGTCATGGCTCGGCAAGAATGAGGCGGATGGTAGCCATAAGGAGATTATCGACATTTACAATGCAAGAACACCAAGACCAAGAGGTTACAAAGTGACCTATACAGATGCTTGGTGTGCAACTTTTGTTTCTGCGTTGGCAATTAAGCTGGGGTATACTGATATTATTCCGGTGGAATGCTCATGCTCAAAGTTGATTGAGCTTGCGAAGGCAATGGGTATTTGGCAGGAAAAGGATAGCGTAACACCACAGATGGGCGATTTGATTCTTTACGACTGGCAGGATAGCGGAAAAGGGGACAACACAGGCAATCCAGACCATGTTGGACTTGTGGAATCTATCGGAAGTAATAACACCTTTGATGTTATCGAAGGTAATTACTCAAATTCCGTAAAGCGCAGAAATATTGCAATCGACGGAAAGAATATCAGAGGTTTTATTTGTCCTAAGTATGATGCTTTTATGTACACAGACAAAAAGCCTACGCAGCCAAAGACCAAGACTGTAACAGAGGTTGCAAAGGAAGTTGTTGCTGGAAAGTGGGGTAACGGTGCCGATAGAAAGAAGAAACTTGAGGCGGCCGGTTACAATTATGCACAGGTACAGGCGGCAGTAAATAAGCTCGTTAATGGAAGTAAGACACCAAGCAAATCTGTAGAGGAAGTTGCGAAAGAAGTAATCCGCGGAAAGTGGGGAAATGGTGCTGATAGAAAGAAACGACTTGAGGCAGCCGGCTACAATTACGCGCAGGTGCAGGCAGTCGTAAACAGGCTTTTATAAAATGTACCCTATGCAGCATATCCTAATTTGATAGGTTCTATCAGATACCGCTATAAAATAACAAAAGACACATAAAAGTGTCGAAAAATGATATTTTATAGCGGAAGGAGCGTAGACAGATGATTAGGATTTTACTATCTACTAAGCTCGGTGAAGTCAGATGGACACAAGCCGATCTGGCTAGAGCTACAGGTATTCGACCAAATACAATCAACGAACTGTACCACGAGTTAGTTGACAGAGTGAATCTGGAACACCTTGACCTCATTTGTGAGGCTCTTGGATGCGAACTCAGCGACTTGATTGTTCGGGTACCGGATGAACATCCAAAAGTAGTACATACCAAAACGGGTGCTCTGATTTCACCAGACAAGTAGTGCTGCAACACCCTTGTCAAAAAAAGACATTCACACCGCAAATGTGAATGTCTTTTTTATAACATAAATCCTATCTACATTCAATGGAATTAAGTTCCAACGCATCTTCCAAGAAATCTAAATCTAAGTCATTATCGATATATCCTTGTCGAATGGTTTGGACATATCGTGCCGACGGCATTCCAGGACGTCTCTGTTCATTCATTATGTAGACCATTGCCTTTTTCTTTTTTCCATCGATATTTACCATAACATCTTTTTTGTAATAATATACAGGGAATCCCTCATATCTATCAAGTTGCTGTTCATCAGCTTCGCTTATGCTCCAGACGAGTACCGGGACCGATTTGCCGGAATGTCTCTTTATGGTTGCGTGTGAGTTAGTCGGAGAGCCTCTGAAAAGCAACTCCCAATTATTTAATACTCCAATCCCATAAATTTGCGAATCCGGGCACCTAAGAGCCATCTGCGATAAGTTCAAATTACTTCCGTATGCTACATATAATCTCATAATTCAAATTCCTTTCTCCCCGTTATGCCGATAGGTCAGCTGATATGTTAGGCTGCTCTGCAAGGAAGACCAGCTTTCTTTTTGAGCGGTGTCATTAAGTGAAGTCTGCAAGTCTTGAATTCGTCTCCGAACAATCCAAGTCTGTGTGTGAGGATGTTTCTCATAATGGTTACTTTCTGCTCAGCGGTATATCCATCCATTGAACGGAAAACTATTCTGTCATTTGATGTAATTGCCCATGCTGATACTGCAAGACAAAACTGGATATATGCTTTGATTTTTCCTGCGTGGAGCGTTGAGTTGAAAAGTCTGAATTCAACTGTGCCTTTGGAAAAATATGAGTGAAGATTAACTCCATGGTATCTTGTAGGGTTGTAGTGCTGATGGTCAATACCATCGCGATATTCATCATTCGCCGGACTGTACCATATTTTCTCTGCGGCTTCTTTGGTTAAGTTCTTGCAGGATTTCATTTCTTTTAAGAGATTTGCGTTGAGTTTCTTGCACCAGTGACTTCCTCTGCAACCGATTTCCAAAGCGTCATAAATCAGATCCTGTCGAGCAATCATGAAGTTAATGAGCTTTTTGAGTGAGGTTGGGTTATGGTTGGCACCGTCCACATGAATGTGAATACCACAGCTGCTATTTGCTTTTGCTCCTTTTTCACGAAGTTTTCTAACAATTGTCTGAAGTGTTTCGATATCATTGTAGTTGAGGGGTGGTGTTACAAACTCTACTCTGTATTCATCCATGGCGGCATTTGTATCATCATTTCTTACAGGGTTAATAGATGAATCTCTCATAACTTTCCATACACGAGCTGCCTGGTCCTTAATCTGTCTTGTGTAATAGCAATTTCCGGATGGAGCGGATGGCTGACTTCCAAGAACTTCTCCGACTATCTGAGCTGCTGTTGCTCTTGTGATACCTGTCATTTCAATTTCAACTCCGAATTTCTGATTTTTTAACAT